TGCAAGGGGAGAAGCCCGAGGACGTCGCCCGGGTGCGGGAGTACCTCACGGCCGTCCACTTCGAGCAGGAGGTTCGCAAGCTCGCGGTGGAGTCGAAGATCTACGGGTTCGGGTTCGCCGAGGTCGGGACCGTGGGGGCGAGGCACATCCTGGTCGCGCACTCCAGCCTCAACATCGTGCCGGAGATGGACGAGGACGGCTGGCTGGACGCATTGGTGCAGATCGGCAGGAACGGGAAGGTCCTCGCGAGATGGGGACCGAAGGAGGGCGTCACGCTGGCGCTCCGTCCTTCGGCCGCGGTGCCCGGATTGGGGAGGAGCGAGCTGGCCCAGGCGGCGGAGAGCATCATCGACTACGAGAACGTCCGCAAGGCCAACATGGCCATGATCGAGAGGATGGGATTCCCGACCTACGACATAGAGTTCACCGACGACCAGGGCATCGTGGCGCCGGAGGTCCTCGAGGGAGAGCTCGGGGACGTCGGACCGGGATCCGTTTTCAGCGGGATCGGGAGGCACATCAACCAGCTGAACACCGCAGGGGTCACGCAGGTGCAGGTCTACGCGGAGGTGGCCCTGCAGGCGGTCGCCGCCTCGATGCAGGTGCCGAGGGCGATGGTCGGGCTCGCCGACAACAGCGAGGCCACGGCAAGGGTCACCCTCTCCAAGTACTACAACCGCATCGCGGCGGAGCAGCAGATCATCGCGCAGACGATGCAGGAGCGCTACCTCGACATCTGGGTCCTCCCGGACCTCGGCATCCAGAAGGGAAGCGTCCAGATAATGTTCAACAACCCCGACCCGGACGCTCAGCTCAAGAAGGCGCAGCTCCTCCAGATCATCACGGCCCTCGACCCGGCCGATCCCGAGTATCTGCTCTCGGTGGAGGAGCAGGCGGAGCTGTGGGGAAAGCACCCGAGCAAGGGAGAGTACGATGCCGACAAGCTTCGTCAGGAGATCATCGACAGGATCGCCAGGCACATCGCCGGGGACCAGGGACAGGAGCAGGATCCGGCCGAAGGAGGCGCTGAGGAATGACCCGCTCGCCCGTGAACAGGAAGGATCCGTCCGGCACCCGCAGGCTGGAGAACAGGGAGATCCGCAGGCAGAGGGAGCTCATAAGTGCGTACACCGAGGCGATGGCCGAGGTGGCGGTGGGCAACGATCCCCGCAGGATGGAGATCCTGGAGCGCCTGTCCGGAGGGCTGAAGGACGACCTGTCCCAAGCCGCCGACGACTACCTCCGCGCGACCAGCGACGCCACCGTGAGCCACACGCAGAGGGTCCTCAACAACCTGCACACCGGGATCCAGCTCGGCAACGTGCCGATACCGGAGGCCGAGGTCGAGGCGCTCCGCATCAACCTCCGCAGGCAGTTCATGCTGGAAGGGGACAACGTGCTGACCACGGTCACCAGGGTGGTCACGGAGGGCTATCAGGAAGGCCTCGGCGCCGATCAGATGCGCAGGATGATAACCGAGGAGATCCCCTCGATGGCCGACAGGGCGGAGAGGATCGTGCGCACGGAGACGATGCGGATCTGCGACGTGGTCAGCAAGGCCAGGTACGACGCGGCGGGATGCGACGGCTACTACAGCTTCCCCACGGACGACGACCGCCTCTGCACCAATTGCATATCATACGCCACCGGAGGGAGCGGGACGGAGCTCAAGGTGTACGGCCTCGACGAGCCGATGGCCCTCCCGTGGCATCCCAACTGCAGGTGCTGCAGGATCCCGCACTTCGAGGGGGTGGAGCTCACACTATGACACAGCACAAGTGCTACTACAACCAGAAGGAGGCGCTGGCCTCCTACGAGAGGACTGCCGAGGGCGGTCTGCTGATCCACGGCGTGGTCATCATGGCCGCGGGCGAGTGGACCGACATGCACGGCATCCGCACGGTATTCGGGGAGGACGTGCTCCAGAGATGCGCGGGCCAATGGGCCGATCCCGCAGTCTGGACACGCCACGCCGGAGGCTCCCCGAGGTCGGTCACCGAGAAGATCGGCACCGTGCTCAATCCGGCTTACTCTCCATCGCAGGCCGCCGTGGTCGGCGACATCCTGCTCCACTGCAAGACGGAGACGTCGGCAGCGGCAGCCGAGCTCGTCCAGCTCCAGAAGGACCAGGGCGGGATCAAGGACGTCAGCGCCGAGACCATCGTCGAGATGGGTCCCGGCGGCATCGTGACGGACGTTATCTTCACAGGGCTCGCCCTCGTCGAGGACGGGGCCTGCGAGGTATGCAAGCTCCCGGCATACGGGAAAGGAGAACCTATGACAGAGGACATCGAGAAGAAGAAGACCGAGGAGGCCTTCGAGGGGCCGGAGCAGGACGATCCTGCGAAGGGCAACCCGAAGGAGACCGCGGATCTGTTCGAGATGCTGGCAGGGTTCGTCGAGGCATTGATCCCCGAGACCAAGGACATCATCGACGAGGTCCTCGCGTCGGAAGGGGAGGACAGGGTCCGCTCCCTCGGAAAGCTCGAGGGATGCATGGCGGCGTGGGGCATCGCTCCGGTCGAGGCTTATTCCAAGGCCGTGGACGAGAAGCTCGCCGCATTCGGACAGGCACTCGACGAGAAGCTCGCCGCATTCGGACAGGCACAGGCACAGTACAGCGCACCCGCAGGGCTGAAAGGCAAGGTGGGCGCAGAGAAGGAGATCGCGGAGGAGCGTCAGACTGCGACCTTCTACGGAGGACGCGGCAGGACCGCGCTCTACTGACGCACCAGGAAAGGAACCAACATGGCAGGAATTACAGCATTCCCCGACATCCCTGACACAGTACAGGGAGCGTTCGGCACAGATATGTCCTTCGAGGCATCCGCAGACATCCTCGCAGGACAGGCGGTGCAGCTCGCCTCCACCGGCAAGATCGCACCCGCCACGGCAAGCTCGCAGAAAGTCATCGGAGTCGCGATCTACGACATCCCCAACGGCACCATCGGAGCCGTCAGGGTGCTCGGAGCCACGACCTGCGCCAACGGCGACGGCTCCACGGCCATCACCGCCGGAGCAGCAGTCACCGCAGGAACCCTCGGCGGAGTGGTCGCAGCGACCACCGGAGCGATCCTCGGCATCGCACTCGAACCCATCGCCGGAGGAGCAGTCGGCAAGGTCCTGGTCTGCCCCGGTATGAACACCACCGCGTGAGGCGAGAACATGGAGACAGGAGAGTACACATCCAAGATCTGCGACTTCGCAGGGAACGCCATCCCTGTGGGGATGTATTCGAACCAGAGACCGAGCGACCTCCTCAAGAGGATCATGGCCGTCGACAACGGCAACCTCGACTTCAGCCAGGCCGAGACCGAGAATCTGATGAAGTTCATGCCCGAGAAGATGGTCGGAATGAAGGCCAACGGAAAGGGAGCGCTGGAGTTCAGCGTCTACACCAAGGCAGACTTCCTCGCACCCACCGGTGCCGCAGGGACCAGCATCAAGGGATCGGGAATCGTCGACATCCTGGTGGCGGACACCATCATGGAGGGAGCGATGCCCTACTGCTCCGCGAGGAACATCCTCGAGGTATGGAGGAGCACCGCAGGAGCGGAGCAGGTTCCCTTCTTCACCGCACGCAAGGGCGCCAAGATCGTCGCGCCCAACGGCGACGCGGTGGACCTCGCCGAGAGCATGGGTAAGGTCCTCGCAGTACCCGAGGAGTACAAGCTCATGTGCACGCTCGACAAGGGCATCCTTGCCGATTCCAGCGTGGACATCTGGGCGGCCGTAATCAAGGAGATGGGCGCAGCGATGGAGATCGCCCTCGACCAGAAGGCGGTCGATGTATGCCTGGCGAACGCATACGCCACCGCCACCAGCGTGGCCACCACAGACGCACTGAAGGGTCTGAACCTCGCAAGGGGGCAGGTCGGTAAGAACGGCTACAGGGCCACCGGTGCCCTTATCGCACCGCTCTTCGAGGCCAACGCGCTCAACAGCATGGCCGTCCCCGCATACAACGACAGGGCGCAGGGAGTAGGCGAGAACGCATCCCTCGTCAGGTTCGCAGGCCTCGACCTCGGCGTCGACGGAAGCACCGGCATCGATTGGGGAACCGCCACCAATGTCGGAGCCATCGTCGTCGACAAGACCCATGCGGCCCACATCATCATCCGCGAGGATCTGACCGTGGGCGACTTCGACAACATCACCAAGTACGCCCGCCAGCCCACCGTCGTCAGCAGGTTCACCGTAGTGGCACCCGTGGACGGCAAGAAGGACAACAAGGGCGCGACCGTGAAGGTCGTCAACAGCTGATGAACATCCAGCGGGGAGGAAACGTCCCCGCACCAATCCATCCCCGGACATGATCCTCAACACCCACACCAGCGCCAAGGTCCTAACGCATACCTACAGGAGGGACCTCGCTCAGGCAACGATCAACCGCAACCGCGTCGGCGCAGAGACCGAGCGGTGGCTGGAGATCCCGCCGGAGGTCGGCACGGGCAAGTACGACAACCAGGCGAGGGGATGGCTGGACAATCCGAGCTGGGACGGATCCGTGCAGAGATACACCCCGCTCGATGGTCCGGGACACAAGGGGGTGGAGCCGTGACCCCGCAGGAGATCAGGCTCCTCCTCGGACTGCCGGAGGCGACCGTAGGGGACGACGTCCTCGAGGCGGCGATGAGGCTGGCGCAGATATGGTGCGACAGCACGGCGGCCAAATACCGGGTCACCGCACCGGAGACGGCGGTGGCGGACATGACCCTGTTCTACCTGCGCAACCACCTCGACACGGCAGGGATCAAGCCCTCGAGCCTGTCCCTCCCGGACATCTCGATGGCCACCGACTTCAAGAGCGCGTGCGAGCTCCTGCTGAGGGACGCCACGGACCAGATCCGCAACGCGGCCATCGCGAGGGGTAACGTGGGCTTCAACCACATCCGCAGCGGGAAGGTGCAGAGATGGAGGCCGTGAGCAGGTTCGCGCCCATCGCCCGCAGAGGGATGAACCAGACCTGCACAGTTTATAAGTTCACGGGGAACGACCCGTCCGGTCAACCCCAATACGCGCAGGGCACGGAGTGGCCCTGCAGGGTCGCAATCAGGACCGAGAGGAGCGTCAGCGACGCCGGCGACCTCATAACCAACAGCACCGCCGTGCTGATCCTCCCGGCCGACTGCGACGTCCAGGCCTACGATCAGATCGACATGCCCCGCCCGTATCAGCAGGGAGCGGTGGTCAGGGAAGTGACCACGGCGACCGATTACCTCGGGGAGGTCACCCACAGGGCGGTGCGGATCCTATGACGATGCACCGCACGGGACCGATAGGTCTGAAGGATGCGCAGGATGCGATCCGGCGCATGACCGACGGAAGGAGGGAGAGGCTCGAGCAGCTCTGCAGGAGGCACGGGGCGATCATCGAGGCGAAGGCGGCGAGCATCACCCCGGTGGACAAGGGTTTCCTCCGCAGGGCCAACGCCCACAAGGTCGAGAGCTGGTACGGCAGCACCATCCTCACGGTGGAGAACCGCATGAGCTACGCGGTCTACCAGCACAACTATCCGCACAATCACACCCAGCCCAACGCCAGGGACCACTTCATCGCCCTGCCCTTCGGGGCGGAGCTCCCGGCGCTGGTCAGGGACATCATAGACGCAGACATGGAGGCAGCGACGAAATGAGTCAGAAGTACACGCCGGTGGAGTGGGAGGACGAGACGCCCACGACCCCGGGCACATTGATTAACAAGGCAAGGCTGGACCAGATGCAGGGCGCCCATCACTACGCCGACGGATTCGAGGAGGTCGACACCGTGCCGACCGCAGATCCCGGCGTGAGCTATCACAAAGTGGTCTACTGCCTCGCGGACACGACCTTCTACAGATGGACGGGCACCGAATGGGTCACCGACGTGGACGACGAGACCAAGGCGCTCCTGCTGGCCCACGAGGCCGACCATAACAATCCCCACGCCGTCACCAAGGCGCAGGTGGGACTCGGCAACGTGGACAACACCTCCGACGAGGACAAGCCCGTATCGACCGCGCAGGCGGCCGCCATCGGGCTGGTCCAGGACAACCTCGACACCCACGAGGGGAACCACAGCAATCCCCACCAGGTCACGGCCGCGCAGGTCGGCCTGGGGAACGTGGATAACACGTCGGACGTCAACAAGCCGGTCAGCACCGCACAGCAGGCGGCCATCAGCGGGGTGCAGGCGAACCTCACGACCCACACGAGCGACCACAACAACCCGCACTCGGTCACCAAGGCGCAGGTCGGCCTGGGGAACGTCGACAACACCAGAGACCTCGACAAGCCCATAAGCACGGCCGTGCAGGATGCCCTCGACGGGCTGGAGAGCGACTGCATCAACCGCATCAACTCCGAGGTCACCGACAGGGGCAACGCCGACACGGAGATCCGCACCGATCTCCACGCTGAGACGGTGGCGAGGGAGGACGCGGACGTCCTGCTCAACGCCCGCGCGGACAGCCTGCAGGAGCAGGTCGACGAGAGGGTCAGGATCGCCAACGGCGTGACCGAATGGTCCTCGGCGGTCATCTACACCGCCAACGCCTTCTGCGCCCGCAACGGGACACTATACCGCTCCCTGTCGGCCAACAACGGGAACCACGACCCGCTGAGCTCCACGGGATGGTGGGAGGAGTACGCATCCGGGAGCAAGCAGAGCACCGGGCTGATCGGGCCGGACAACGTCTACACCGAGGACATCGGGGACGGCTCCGCCACGGTCATCGCGGTCAACCACGGACTGACCTCCTACGACGTCCTCTGGTGCCTGTGGAGCAACAGCGACAAAGGGGTCGCGTCGGTGCAGGCGGTCAAGACATCGGCGGACGTGCTCACGCTCACCTTCGCGGTCGCTCCGGCGGCGGACGAGTACAGGGTGCTCGTATTCCGTCCGGGCGATGCGGCGAGGATCTACACGCAGACCTTCGCTCCCTCCGGGAACGATGTGGTCATCACGCACAACCTCGGGAGGCTCCCCGCGGGGATCTCCCTCTATGCGCCCGACGGCACCCGCGTCGGCGTGCGCATGACCGTGGACACCACCACGATCACCCTCCACTTCGCGGGATATGACAACGGGAACTACAAGATACAGGTGGTAGCATGACAAATGATTGGGAGAGCAATTTTGCAGTAAGAGGGAAGATCAGCGCCGGAGTGCAGGCATCGCAGGCGGGGGACGCCGTCCTCCTCGGACAGAACGGGAAGATCCCGGACGCCTTCATCTCCGGCTCGGACTTCAAGTACAGCCTGGCGTTCAACGCCACGACCTTCCAGACAGACCCCACGGCCTGCCTGGCATACGCGGACGACGCCGTGGGCTTCACCAGGGTGGACGGCTCCGCGGCCACGGCGCTGCAGAGCCATGCCAACGGGAGCTGGGGGGACGACAACCCGCTGATCGCTTCGATGTTCTACGCCACGTTCAATTCGGACGGAACCATCCACCACATCCTCGACCCTTCCAACCTCACCAAGGACATCAACGGGGAGGACAGGAGCACGGAGATCACGCAGGAGAACGTCATGCTGGTCATTCCCACGCTCTACAGCGAGAGGAATGCCAGCGGGATCAGCATCAGCTCCAAGAGGTCACAGGGCACGCCCTACGCCCATACATACGACGGCCACACCTACAAGTACCTCGCCATAGGGGTCTACGAGGGGACCATCGTGGACGGGAAGCTCATGTCGGTCAGCGGATCGGCGGAGCCCTCCTATTCCAAGACCAGGGCGGAGTTCAGGGCCGCGGCGCAGGCCAACGGCGACGGCTGGATGCTGACCAATTGGCACGTCCGCCAGCTCATCAGGGACCTGACCCTCCTGATCGGGAAGAGCTTCGACAGCCAGCGCAACTTCGGCCAGGGCTTCAGCACCGGCGGGAGCAACGCGGCCGGGAACAGGGCTTTGGTGCCCGGACTCGCCAACACCCTCGGCAGGTATGCGGGCAATCCCGCAGGCACAAGTAACGTCGTGAAGTGCCTGATCGAGAACCCGTGGGCCAGCAAGTGGGAGTTCATCGATGACATAATGACCGGCTACAACGACGCGGACCAGGCATACGCTGATATCTACGTCGGGCAGCAGCTGGAGGTCGTGGACGACCTGACCAAGATGACGCTGATGGACGAGCTGGAGAC